TTTTTTTTTTTTTTTTTTTTTTTTTTTTTTTTTTTTTTTTTTTTTTTTTTTTTTTTTTTTTATTATTTTTACCTGATTTTAACAGGGACCTTTTAAGTAGATGATCTAACTATAAGCTTCATCAAATGAATTATCAACCTCGTATCTTTTTTGATGGACTTCTGCTTTAAAGATATTCTTTTCTTGAAGCTTTATTAAGGATGGAAAGCCTGTAAGCAACTCTTCATCTGATACATTCTGCAGGCGGAACTTTGCAAGCGTTGTTGGCTCTGCATTGACTAGCATTGCTGATAAGTTTGTACCGGGAGGGAGCTTTGATAATGTGAGAGAATAAACCATCTCAATTATATCATATGCTTCCAAGTTCCCTGCATAAGTACCATATGCATGACCAAGACACGCTAGTAGCAGGTCTAATAGATTGCGCGCTTTAGGTTCCCTGCCAATAGCTAATCGAATAATAATTGCATCTGTTGGACGATAAGGCAATGACTTCGGTTGTCCTGGTCTCCCAAACAATGGGTTAAGAATAGCAAAATGCTGCAGAAAGCATGGGCCTCGTTTGATCATTAGCCCGTCGCGCACTGTTGTATAAACCGAATTGAACTGATATATATCGCGTACTTTCATTTGGAACCATTTAGCCATAAACTCTACCCACCCCGTGTAGGAAAAAAAATTTTGTAATTTGGATTCACAAGGGATCTTAAGAAGGTGATCATCACTATAATTAACTAGAGACACCCGCTCTGATGCTGCGTGTATATAGTATCTTTTCTCCTTCTGAGGTATTTCCTCCAATTTTACGGTTATATAGAGCCACCACAAAAATTGCACCACCCATGAACCCATGTGTGAAGTTTCCCATAAGCCCGATGCAATATGACCTCGAATTCGCACCCAGATTGATCCAAATAAATGTTGAACTCTTACTGACATTTGCTCCGCCAAGATTTCCACTATCACTGACATCATTTCGTACATTTCAGGGTCTTGCGCTTGGTCGAAGTATATTAGCGTTCGTGAATAACATAGCTGAACCAATATGTCTTTCACTGTTAAATCTAGCTTGGAAAAATCACCCTCCCAAATCTCATATTCCTCATCATCTACTATTTTTAAGGCTCTAATGAGTTCATCCATTCCGCCATGCGACCATGTTTGACCAATTCTGATCTGATCTCCTCTTTCATACAGCATTGCTACCAACGATACCATACGACTAAGAAGCATAGCCGTATGGTTCGGTATAATAAATACCCGTCCTTTTGTATTACGCCATATGGTATGTGTAACTAATCCATATTTATTTTTTATATCATATAGAAATTCTGGCTTAATCTGGGATGAAAATGTGAGGAGAGGTATTTTTCCTTCTGTAAAGAGTTGTCGCGCTTCACGAAGCGCTGAATCGAGCGTCTCCATCTTTTGACCACTCGGATTGATGACTAACAATGAGCCATCATGCAGCAGTACTTGTCGTGTTGCTCCTGGTGCATATCCTGAACTCGATGATTGGACCATTTTCCTTATCTCACTATTAAGATCTATATATGGTTTGGCTGTATGAAATCTTTTTTTTGTTTTTAGACCATACTCATACATATTATCTAATGCTTTCTGAAAGTGTCCATAAATTCGATCGAATCCATCCGGGTGCTCCTGTTCTCTGCTCATAAGTGAAACTAGATACACTAGCTTTTCTGGATATAAATCTGCTGTTACTGATATGTAATTCTTTCTTCCCTCGTATGTTGCATATGCTTTGTTATATATGCTAAGTGATCTCATAGCGAGTACTTGAAGAGAGCAGATAAAAGGAGTTTTTTCGTCGGAGAATATCTGTGCCCATTCTTGAGGTGTATTTATTATACCTTTCCTTTTCCAATAAAAGTAATCCACTTCTTTAAATATTTGCTCTATTTTTGGATCGGCATAAAATTCCTCATGCGAAGGTAGCATTCGATGATAGAAAGGTCCTTCTATCAGCTGCATATTGGGTGATCTTTTTATCACATCTATTATTCTCTTTTCAATATCCCAATTTGCTACTATTGTCAAAGAACCAGGAACAAACTGGTAATTGCATGCGATATCATCCAAAGCTCTATCAAATAGAGCATTATCGCATAGTTTTTGTTTATTCTCATATCTTAAGTAAAGTTTGTCATAACCTTTTGTCATTTCATGAGTTCCTCGACAAAAAAAATTACACTCACAATCCTTGTGCAAACACTGTGCATCACCTATCCATCCATAATCAAACCACTGTCTGCCATATGCTCGCTTGCGATAGAACAAATAACGTAGCATGTTATTGCTTTTTTCTTGTCTTACTATTCTTTGCAGCGCGTAAGTTGATGTTCTATTCAGTTTACAAGAATTGTG